ATGAAAGAACCAAAAGACAAACGCACAAAAGCGTGGAAAGAATGGAAACAAAATTTTGATAAAAAAAACAGCATTGGTTTAGGTGATGTTGTTGAAAAGGTAACAAAGGCAACTGGTATAAAAAAAATGGTTGAAACATTTTCTAATGGAAAAGATTGTGGTTGTGGAAAACGTAAAGAAAAATTAAATCATATCAATATTAAATTTCCAGTTGTAAGGTGTTTTACAGAAGAACAATTTCATATATGGTCAATATTTAGAAACAAGGAAAGCAAAAATCAGGTTACAAGACACGAGCAACTGGGCGTAATTATACCGATATACAGACAACTGTTTGCAAGACAATTAAAAGTAATGAATTGTTGTATTGAACCGTATATTAAACAAATTGACGATGTTTACGAATCTTATCTCTAAACTATGAACAAGAAAAAAATTGAAGTTGCAATACAACGTTTGGAAAGTCAAAATGAATTTTACAATTTGACAATAAAAACCTATGACCAAAAGATTGAAGCAAAGATTGATAAAGAAAATGCAAGGCACATCATTCAAATCATAGATAATGAAATTATATAAAGTCGAATCACACGCTCAAGAATTAATACAAATATTTATTAAACCAATTGATGAATGGCATAAATATCCAATGTGTTTATCTACTGCATTACAAAGTGCCTTGCTTTGTGTTGATCAAATGTTAAAACACGGTAATTTATTAATTCATCCATTTGAACATTACAGTAAAAAAGAAGAACATTGGCAAGTTCACTGGAAAGAAGTGAAAAAATATTTATTAAATTATGATACAACAAACTATGTTAAAAGTAAAAATTAATCAAATAAAAGTAAATCCAAACAATCCAAGATTTATAAAGGATGATAAATTTAAAAACCTGGTTAAGTCAATAAAAGAGTTTCCAGAAATGTTATCATTAAGACCAGTTGTTGTAAATAAAGATATGATTATTCTTGGTGGTAATATGCGTTTTAAAGCAGCAAAGGAAGCTGGTTTAAAGGAAATTCCAATACTTATTGCAAACAATATCACAGAAGAACAAGAACGTGAGTTTTTAATAAAGGATAATACATCTGGTGGTGATTGGGATTGGGATATATTGGCGAATGAATGGGATGCAGATGAATTGAATGATTGGGGATTAGAAACACCAGATACTTGGGGTGAAGTACTGGAAGCAGAAGAAGATGATTATACAGAACCAGAACAAATGCAAGTGGATGTTGTACTTGGCGATTTAATTGAAATAGGAGAACACAGATTGCTTTGTGGGGATAGTACAGATTCAGACCAAGTTGCAAAGTTGATGAATGGAGAGTTAGCTGATATGGTTCACACAGATCCTCCCTATAATATAAATTATGAGGGTGGTAGTAAGAAAAGAGAAAAGATAGCAAATGATAAATTGGATGATTTCCCTCAATTTTTATATGATGCTTATACTACATTAACAACAGCATTAAAAAAAGGTGGAGCAATTTATGTTTGGCACGCTTCAACCGAAACGCATAATTTTATCCAACAGTTTATAAACTCAGGTTTTCTTTTTAAATCGTATATTGTATGGAATAAAAATAATTCAACATTCGGAAGGTCAGATTATCATTGGAAACACGAACCTTGTATTTACGGATGGTTGGAAGGCGCATCACATAAATGGCACGGAGATAGAAAGCAGACAACGGTTTGGGATTTAGATAGACCATCTCGTTCAGATGAACATCCTACAATGAAACCTATCCCATTATGTTCTAAACCATTGGAAAACTCATCAAAAAAGGGAGATATTATTTTAGATACATTTATAGGTTCAGGCTCGACAATGGTAGCAGCACATCAATTAAAACGCAAATGCTATGGTATGGAATTAGACCCAAAGTATTGTCAAGTGGTAATAGATAGAATGAAAAAATTAGATGATACATTAATAATTAAAATAAACGGAAAAGAGTATAATTAAGAATGAAAGAATATTATCAAAAATTATTATTAGAAACCAAAAACAAAAAAGCAAAAAAATACTATTTAAAAAGGCTTAAAGAATTAGATACACCAAAAAAAGAAAAAAAAACACAAAAATGGATGAAAGTGTATGTTGGAAGTTTAGATAAAGTATTTCGTTCTGGTAGACAAGCATCACTTGCGCTTGGTGAACATAAAATGTATGTTAGCAGAGTTCTGAATAATAAATTACCAAACGTGCATAAAATAGAATATTTTACTGAATAAATGATTAATAATAAAAAATAATAACGTTCTTTTTATATTTAACCGTGTAGCAATCAACGGTTTTGGACTTAAAGTAAGTTTTGATTATTTCTTACTTTTTAATAAAAATACTATGAACAAAACTGAACAACATAAAAAAGCAGTAATACAAGCATTGGAAAAAACACTTGGTGTTGTAACATCAGCGTGTAAAAGTGTCGGCATTGGAAGAACCCAATTTTATACCTGGTTAAAGGAAGATGCAGAATTTAAAAAGGAAGTAAACGGTATAAAAAACATTGCACTTGATTTTGCTGAAAGCCAATTACATAAACAAATAAAAGATGGCAGTACAGCAGCAACAATTTTTTATTTAAAAACAAAAGGCAAAGAGCGTGGTTACGTTGAAAGAGTGGAACAAGAAATAAACTTTACAGAAAAACCAATTTTTAAAGGCATTGATTTAGATGTTGCAGAGGACAACAGCACAGACTAAAATATCAAAACTAAAAAAAAGAATAAGGATTGTTCAAGGTGGCACATCATCATCAAAAACATTTTCCATTATTCCTTTGCTGATTCATTATGCATCTTTAAATCCTGGATCAGAAATTAGCATTGTATCGGAAAGCATTCCACATTTAAAACGTGGTGCGTTAAAAGATTTTAAAAAAATAATGCAATGGACAGATAATTACAAAGATGAACGTTTAAATAAATCAAATTTAAAATACACTTTTGCAAACAACAGTTACATTGAATTTTTTAGTGTAGACCAACCAGATAAATTGCGTGGTGCAAGGCGTGATATATTATTTATAAATGAAGCAAACAATGTATCGTTTGAGGCGTACAATCAGTTAGCTGTAAGAACCAAAAAATTTATTTACATAGATTATAACCCAACATCAGAGTTTTGGGCGCACACGGAACTTATGCAAGACCAGGATGCTGATTTTGTAATATTAACTTACAAAGATAATGAAGCACTTGATGATGCTATTGTAAAAGAAATTGAGAAGGCAAAGGAAAAAGCAAAAACATCAAAATATTGGCAAAACTGGTGGAATGTTTACGGACTCGGAAAGGTTGGAAGTTTAGAGGGCGTTGTATTTCAAAATTGGGATGAAACAATGCAAGTTCCTGGTGATGCAAAATTACTTGGTGGAGGTATGGATTTTGGATATACTAATGATCCAACTGCATACATCCAATGTTATAAATTAAATAATACTTTAATATTTGATGAGGTTATTTATAGAACTGGTTTACTTAATAGTGATATAAAAGATTTATTACGCTCAAACAATGTTGGTATGACTGCAATTTATGCTGATAGTGCTGAACCAAAATCAATTGCAGAAATAAGAAGATATGGATTTAACATTAAAGGTGCTGATAAAGGGCGTGATTCAGTTTTATATGGCATCAACATACTACAACAACATCATTTTTTGGTAACAAAAAGAAGCACAAATTTAATAAAAGAGTTACGCAATTACACTTGGGATACATCAAAGACTGGTGAAAAATTAAACAAACCAGTTGATGCTTTTAATCACGGAATCGATGCAATAAGATATTTTGCTATGATGCAGCTGGACAATAAAAAAACAAATCAATACGATATTAGATAAACAAAAAACAACATTTAACGTTATTATAGTATGAAAGTAAAAGTTACGATTCCAACATCTTTAAAAGATATTAAATTATCACAATACCAAAGGTTTGTAAAAGCTGTAAAAGATAGTGAAGATGAAGATTTTATTGGCAGACAAATTGTAAGTATATTTTGCAACATTCCAGAAAACCTGGTTGATAAAGTAGAACGCAAAATGTATAATAAAATT